AAGGTCATTAGCCGTACTTCCTCGCTACATCAAAGTACAGACCAGTCCACTCAAGAGCGATGAACTTAGCCTGGTCTATGCTGTCGTTCACTAGCTCCACTGTAACTTGGTCATTCTTGCTTTGGATATACGCTCTAAATTTAGCCTCCTCAAACGGCTCTTCCTCACTAATGACAATATTGCCGTTTAGAGGGTCCCTACGGTCAAACTCATAGGTAACCGTATCTCTAAATTTAGGAGTCACCTCAATGGTGAAATACCTTGCATCGCTGTAATAAACATCAAGATATCGCAGCTGCAAACGACCAGTACGATTGCCAATAAAAGTGTTTTCAGTCGCTGTTCTGCTGTAAGGCATGAGCTGAGGCGGTCGATAGGTGAACGTAAACTTCTCACCAAAGACCCAAGAACTGCTCGAGAAATCCCCAAGGCTATCGCAAACGAAACTAGTAACACCAGCCGGAACACTATTAGCCACGATCCAGCGCTTCTCAGACTCTGAGGCATCTGATGAGTCAACTTTAATAATGGCGAATTGACTTGTGTTAACAGTACGGTATGGAAGGTTAACTGTGGTTTTGTTCGTACCAGCGTTGTAGCTGAACGTCACAGCACCAAGGTCTGTCGTAATCGAACTAGACAGCTGACGATCTAACAGGAACAGATCGTTGCTTTCTTGAGGCGGTCTAGAGGCGTTAAGACCCTCAAGGTAGTACTCAGTTGTTCCGCTGTTGTTGTAGCTGACCAGCTTGAACAGAGTGCCCTCTACAAAGTCACACCAATAGATGTTCTTATTGGGGAACAACCAGCGATGCCAAGCGTTCTGTCTATTGGTTAGAGAGCCTCCAGAGGCCTCCCAGAAGAACTGGTACACATATAGAGCATCAGGATCATCTTTGCTGAGAGCCACCAGATACTGGTCTGTACGGCTTACAGCCAGCGAATCAATGTTCTTAGGAATGTACTTAGGAACAGTTTCTGTAATGACTGCTGTCTGTCCCAGGTTGATACCAACAGTACGGTCAGTTGTGATGAACGTATGAAAACCAGTGAAGTCACCCTCTTTAACAGGGAACAACACCTGAGGTCCAACCTGTTCAGGCTTTACAAATGGCTCCATACTGATGGAGCTGATACGGCCTACAGAAGCTGTCTCAGGAGAGAACGTAACGTTGTCACCAGAGTAGAGACGGAACTGGTTCTCGTTTGAGAACAGCACAAGTTCGTCTTGCTGTTGGAGAGCGTAGTTCAACACAGCAACGTCGTTACTGACTGCTGTGAGGTCAATAGGATCGCTGTCTACAACTTGCAGGGCTGATTGCTGCCAGAAGTTGTAATAGTCTCCAGACTCACTCAGGATGACGTTTTCACCGCTTACAAAACCAAGACGGTTTTTAAAGAACACAATGTCGTTGATGCTGTGATTTACAAACGACGGTCCTGGTAATTCATCCTCATCACCAGCTAATCGAGTACCCCAACCAGGAATAGCAAACGAAACAGTGCTGTCTGTGTACGTTGTACCGCTAAATGGCTGAAACGTGAACCTTACAAGACCACTGGTGTTTCTGTAATAGACAAAGGCATGAGGCATTGTGTTGTCATCAAACTGACCTTGAGTGCCCCATCCAGCTGCTTCTTCCCACACACCACGAGCAAAGGTGCCGTTAGTGGTGGTGTTTTCAGCGTTAAACGTCAGGTAATACGAGCTTTGATCTGAAGAGCCGTCAGGAGCCACAAGGACCGTATAGCCCTCCCAAGAGAACTGAGGAAGTTCTGTAATGCTTGTGACTTGGTTTGAGAAACCAGCCATGAGGGTGTTACCCCGAGCGTCAGAAGCAACGATGCTTTTGATGTATCGAGAAGAGCTGGTAAGACCAATCAGAATTTGAGAGCCTTGAACCTCAAAGGTCAGCTGGTTATTAATGTCAACTTGATCAAGACCATCGCCAAGGGTCAGTGTTGTAGAGCCGTTAGCGGTGGCGTTAACAGCTGTACCAGCTTCGTTGACAAGGGTAAACGTCAAAGCTGTCGTGTTAACAGTTCCAACAAATGTATTTGTAGGAATACCGGTACCAGTAACCAACTCACCTGGGAAAACCTTTTTGATGTCAGCAGCCGTAACACTTGTGATAGTAGGGCTGCCAATTGAGGTAGTACCAGTAATGGTTTCAGTCCAGCTGACAAGACGAGAAGCAATGTCCTCTGAACTGACAACGTTAGGATCACCAGAACTGTCAGTAAGAGATGGGGTTAAGTAATGAGCATCAATAACATCCCCGTTATCTAACTCAATCTTGACCTCATACATCGTGTCGTAATCAACCAGCTTGACCCATACCTGAGCTTTAGTGGGTCGGTAAGCAGAGCTGATGCTACTGATGTTGTATCTGGTTAGGGTTTCTGCAGCGTCGTAAGAAACCTCTTTTTGAGTGTTTGTAATAAACACATAATCTTGAAACGACGTAGCCCTAAACCGATCACGAGCCCTACCAGATCCACGAAGGTACCCAAGATTGGTGGAGGTAACGTTTGCAAAAGATTGCTCAACAGGGACTACCTCAGGAAGAATGCCGCTAATAGGTTCAACGTTGGAAACACCAGTAACAAAGGTGTAACTAGATTCAATCGTTAACGTGACACCAGTCGTTGTAGCTGTTGCGTTTTTGCTAAGGGTAATCTGGCTAGCAGAAACGTTGTAATCAACAATTTTTGTACCAGCGGGGATACCGCTACCAGTTACTCCTGCTCCAATAAAGATGTCAGTCATAGAACTGACAGAAGTCACCACAGCAGAGCCAGAAGTAATATTCCCAGTACGAGATACGGTACGGCTGTCGTCAGCAACAATGAGAATAAATCGTTCGTCACTACTACGGTTGTAGACAAAGACCCAGGCCTCATTCCACTTGATGGGGTTGGTAAGGGTCAAGCCTCCAGCGTTCTTGGTGAGCGTATCAATACGCTTTACAGGCACAGAACCAAGACGCTTTTTAAGACCCTCTACAAGGTCACAAACGCCATTATCCAGAGCTTTAGCAAAGCCAGGCAGCACAAAGCTATCTGCTTGCTGGTTTACGCCCTTGTTGAGAGGGCCAATGATTTGGCTAAAAAGTTCTCGTGACATTAGCGGCTCAGGATGTCGGGACCAAAGTTAGTGATCACACGACCGCCGTACATATCGTCAGGGCCGCTGATGAAGTTATAGTTCTGCGCCATGTCCTCAGTACGCTTCAGGGTTTGCAAGGCGTTCCGTTCGTCATCTGCCGTATAGCTTTCAACACTGGCTGAAGTAACAGCACGATTCGAAAACATTCGTGCCGCACGAATCATGATGTAACGACGACCAGTTTCTGGGATGCTGTCCCAATCAAGTTCTTCAATAATCTCGGCAATAAGATCACTAGTGTTCCCAGTCACAGAAACACCAACACTGTTCCTCAAATCGTATGTATTCTTAACGCGATCAAAAAGCCGCAAACCGCGAAGAACAAACCTTTGTGACGGGTAGGTAAGCGGATTAAACCTGACAGCAAGGGTGTTGCTAGGAAGTTGGGATTGGCCTGTAGAAGCGTCCAAAGGAATGGAGTCATAAAGCATCGTGTTCCAAGACCAACCTGCTCCTTGGACTTCACGACTAACTTCATCCAAGGTGCGCTCTGCAAGACTAGCGTCACCAGTTAGAGGTGGATTAAGGGAGTTAATTGGCGCTTCACCAATAATGGCAAGAAGCGTATTAACTGCACTGAGTTTACTAGTTGCCATTATTGCAATGAAAAAGGGGAAGCATTAGCCTCCCCTCATTGTATTGGTAATTAACTAGAAGCTAATTATCAGTACGGAGCACCGTCGTGCAGCAGGCTCACGCAGCACTCAGGACGCAGCACACCGTGACCCACGGCATAGCTAGCAACCATCATGGTGCTTTGAGTCATGGCCTTGTACTCAGAACCGGTCATCTGCATCGAGACGTCCTTCAGAGCCACAGTACCCACAGCTTCCTTGGTGAAGCACAGACCGAAGCAGTTAGCGATGGAGGAGGTGTTACCCTGCTCATCCTGCCAGTAGTCGTTGTAGCCAGCAGCAGCCTGACCATCCGAGCCATCACGGCCGTTGGTGTAGTTAGGACGCTCACCACGGGTGGTAGCAGCTTGGTTGCTGAGACCAGCGTAGGTTTGACCAGAGGTGTAGCTGTTGATGCCCAGGTGGTTGCTGGTCAGCAGGCGGAAGC